TGCTATAAATCGTTTGTTTAATGTCATTTCGCCTTGATAAATTACCTTTTTGCCATCAATATTAATAATATCTCCAATATCAACAGCTGGATTTATTATTGTTGTTCCTTCAAAACTATAAAAATCTAAATCTTTTACAGCATCATATATTTTTTTGATATCATCTTCTTCGCTAATAAATAAATTCTCTTGTCTAATCCAAAGTGTATCTTTTGTTTCATATCCTACTTTAAATGATTCTGTTCCATTCTCATAAGCTACTCTTGATATCTGATGTCCTTCACCCCATTTGTAAGTTTTAAATAACCTTTGAGGAATTATTTCTTCATCTTCTCCAAGTTTTTTTATTTGAATTTTGCCAGTTCTACCAGCACAACAAAATCCTCCAGCTTTTTCTGAAATATAACTCATATACTCTCTTGCTTTTACTTCATTGTCATAAACATATATTTTCTTATTAGAATTAAGAAAAGAGCTTGTTTCTAATTCAAGCCCTTTCTTTTTACATATATCTTCTGCTATTTCACTTAAAGTTGCATAGCCTTTTTTCTTTATCAATTCACTAGCATCATAATATCCATCGTCTGCATCTAATTTTATAATATTGTCTACAGCTTTTATATTTATTACATTGCTATCTTCATCGTCATAGTCATCTACATTATAAATCCCGTATTGGCATCATTTCAAAACTATCATCATGTTTTGCTAAACTTTTTACTTGTAATTTGTTTAGATCACATACTAGCATTTTATTTAGTTCTGCAACTGTTATTGCATGATTTACTAAAACACCATATTCTATTCTTATTGTCTTAGCACTTATTATTCCAGAACTTTTGTGTATTTTCATCTCTATGTATTGACTTGGAACACTTCCCAACTCTAGTTTTTCATCAAATAGTTCTCCTCCATGTTTAAAATCTAGCAAATATTTGGGATTTAATAATACATTATCTATATAAATATTAGTAACTGTTAGTGCATTGCTTTTATATATTGTTTTTATTGCTTTTTCTGTTAATCCTTTATACATCGTTTACCTCCAAAACAATTTGCTTTTGTGCATCTGTTAATTCTTTTTGCATTAAATTAAATGATGTTTTCCATTTTGTCTTTTCTGTTTCTGTTCCTTTTTCTGTTTTTATCATTTCAACTTTTCTCTTTGAAACTCTAAACTTAGCTCCTTCTAAAAATCCACCTTTTACAACTGGAATTTTTATATCCAATATAAATGGATTCTTAAATGTTTTTTGACATAATTCTTCTGCTTCTTCTTCTGTATTAAAATCCCATGACATAGAAAGCTTTAACATTCCTACTGCGATAGGATTATCAATTAAGGAGCCATCATCATTTGATGTATAACTATCTTTGTCTGTATCTTCTATATCTGCACTATATGCGCTTGGTGTTGGTAAATTTTCTTCTTTTCCATGTTCTCTCCATACCATAATTTTATCCTCCTATTAAAGCTTCTATGTCTTTTCCTGTTCTTCTTGTTTTATCCCTTAAATCATCTAGTAATATTTGTCCTAGTTTTTTGTTTCCTACATTAATTGTTAAGTTTATTTGTCTATCGTTATTATCTAATGATGCAAAATCTGATAATACATCTTCAAATGTATTTGCAATATTTGATGGTTGAATATTTATAGGTTCTATTTTAGGTTGAATTGGATTAAATCTAGTTATTGAATCAGTATTAATTGTATATGACATCATGTTTGCCAAATTTTCTATTTCACTTTTTACTTTATTTGTATTAGCCTTTATTCCACTTACCATTAAATCTATCATATCTGGCATATATGTATGAAAATTGCTTAATGGTCCATCTTCTGGCTCAGAAAATCCTAATAAGCTTTTTATTTTATTTGCCACTGAATTTACTGCACTAGTAACCTTATGTATATTATTCTTAATTCCCGATGCCATATTGCTTACTAAATCTTTTCCCCAAGTTGATGCATTACGTCCTAAATTAGAAAATGTGTTTTTTATGCTATCTCCCCAATTAGAAATAGTACTTTTTGCACTATTTAATCCTGTTGAAATATTATTCTTTAGAGTATTTACGCTATTGTTTACATTCTGTGATGCATTACTCCAAGTTAAACTAATCTTATTTTTTACATCATTTCCCCAGTTTGAAATTGTTGTTTTAGTATTACTTGACCAGTTTGAAATATTGCCTTTTATTTCTGTCAATTTATTAGTCACATTATTTTTAAACTCAACAAATGGCTGTTTCACTTTATCCCATATTCCTAGTAATCCATTTTTCAAACCTTCTACAATGAAATTCCCTTGTTCTTCCATAACTGTTGATGGTGAATGTATTCCAAAGGCATTTTTAAAGCCGTCAATAAATGGAACAAATATATTATCATATACCCATTGACCAACTCCAACAATAGCATCACCTATTCCTTTAAATATTCCTGCTACTACATTCCCTCCACATTCTTCTATCTTATCATTGAAATAATCTTCAATCCCATTAAAAGCATCACTTATTAATGTTCCTAAAAAAAGTGCAAGTCCACCTAGTGCAGTTCCTATACCTTTGAATATCGCTGATACAACTCCACTCCAATCAATATTTTTTATAAATTCTTCAACATCTCTTGCTATTTGTTGCCAGTCAATAGTTTCTAATGTTGTAGATATTGTATCTAATGTTCCTTTTATTCCTTCACTTAATGTTTTTGCTGCTACTGACCAATCTACATTATTGAAAAATCCATTTATAGAATCCCCTATAGCTTTTCCAAATTGTTTCCAATCAAAGTTAGTTACGAAATTATAGCCAAAATAAATAATTGTATTTAATCCTTGTGCAAATGCATTTCCAACCTTATTCCAATCAGTTTCTTTTATTCCACCATTTAAAAATTGTGCAATATTAGTTCCTATTTTCTTTGCTGTATTTTGAATTTTGTCCCAAGGTATACTATTTATTGCTTCATTTATTTTTTTACCAATTGTTTCCCCTACTTGATACCAATTTCCTTGTTTTATAGCATCAATTATTGGATTAGAATTACTATCCATTTTTGATAAATCTATATTAGGATTGCTTGAACTATTTTCATTATTCTTATTATCTGAAACATTGTTAATTTCGCTATGTACACTTGATAAAGATTTACTTGCTTGTTTTGCACTACTTGATGTATTTTTCATTGATGAAGCTGTTGTTTTAGCGAATATGTTTACTCCTGACATTGCATAAACTACACTTTGAATAGCTTTCATCAATTGATATACTAAACTAGTTACATATTGTATAACTGGTGCAAATACACTTCCCATTGCATATTTCATATATTCTATATTTGCACTTAATTGTTGTGCTCCTTTATTTTGACTTCCTAACCAAGCCTGAGCACTACTACTTAATGCAGAATAGATACTTCTTAAACTAAATAATGCTGTAGCATATTTTAATACATGTCCTAGTCCATTTTTTATTCCACCATTCCATTGTTTTATTTGGTTCCTAATTTTAATTGTTATTCCTGATATATTATTCATAGATGGTGTTATTTTCTTTAAACTTGAAAAAAAGCTAGAGAAAAAGTTTCCTTTGCCACCTTTTTCTAGCTTATCTTTTTTATTGTTTAATCTTTCTAATTCTGCTTCCGCTTCTATTATTTCTTTAGTGTTTAAATGTATCTTACCCTCTTTTGCGTTTTCTAGTTTTTCTTCTACCTCACTTATTTTATATTTTACTAATTCTAATTCTTTTGAGCCTCCCACTTGTTGAATTTGTTGTTTAAATTGTCTAACAAATGGAATAACTTGTTGAATTTTACTTTTTATCATATCCCACAAATTAATTGAATTAGTATTTGGTTTAATATTTCCTGTATTATTATTAATGCTTCCTCTATAGCCAGTTATTTTGGTTTCAGGAGTTTTAATCTCAGGCGCTTTTATTTCTGGAATTTTAACATCTTCTGATGCACTTTTCAGTGTCTTTAAATGTCCTGTTAATTTCATTATTTCTTTAGAATAACCAGTAATATTCTTTATATTAAATGTTTGTCCATTTATTGTCATTCCACTAATATCGTTTGAATCAAAATTACCATTAGTATTTTCTTTTGAACCTTTTATATTATTACTTTTTATGCTTATATCTCCGTGCAGTATGTTGCTTATGTAATGCATCTAATTCTTTTTTTACTTGTCTTATTTGTTTTATTGCTTCTGCATTTGTTATTTTAATCTTTATTTGATTATTTTCAGAACTTTTTTTCAAATTTGCTAATTGTTTTTTTACTAACATCAATGATTGATTGATATTTTTTTGAAATTCTTTCATATCTACTTTTGAAAAAGCTTCTTGTGCTTGTTTCATTACTTCCTTTATTGCTGGTAAAAACTTCTCAAATTCTTTTAATGCTTCTTCTACTTTTGCAGTTACAATGATTTCTATCTCTTCAACTGTGATAAGTCATTCCTCCTTTCATAAAAAGCACCAGTTTAACTGATGCTTTATTTTAAGATTTTTTCCATAATAAAAAACACCTACCTAAGTAAGCGTTTTTATTTTTTATTTTCTTTTAACCATTGATGATAAGCATAAAGTAAATTAATATTTGCGTTTATTATCTCTTTCTCCAAATTTGTTGCTGATTCACAAGCTTTCTCATTTGTTGATACATCAAAAGGCATTTTACCTTCTTTACATTCCACTAGTTTATCAAATTTATTATCTAAATATTCTTCCAAAAAAGCTCTAAATTCTTCATCCATTCTTAATCACCTCAATTATTTTGTTTTTTTGTTGCTCTTAATGGTGCTCCTACATTATCTCTAAAGCTTCCTAATAATATCTTTATTGTATCTAAAAACCATCCAATCATACATAACCCAAAAGTAAATGTATATAATAATCCTTTTCCTATATTTCCAACATAATATTGATGTAAACCAAACCATCCTCCAAATATACACATAATTAAAGCTGTGTCTTTATTTTTGTCTGATGTAATTGTTTGATAATGAGCCATATTGCTTTCCTCCTTTTATTTATTTTATAAAAGGATTATATCACTTTTTTGAAAAAATGTTGTCGAATTTTGTCGAAAATATTGTTTTTTAAAATAATTCTTTATAGCAATCTCTAATAAGTATTGATTTTGCATTTTGATTCATACAATCACCTGCAATTAATTTATTTGTCGTTGCTTCATTTAAATTAATTTGCGTTTTTAAATCATCATTTCTTTTTATTAAATTAGATTGGCAATAATTAACTATATCTTTATACCTTCCATTCCAAAATTCACTAGGTTTTAGTCCAAAAAAATATGATAATAATTCTAATGAATATATTAAATCAGTTGTATTGTCAGCATTACTTACTTGTTCTAATATTCCATCTAACCCTCTGAAAATATTTCTCTTTCTGCCAATTGTCCTATTATTTTCTCTGCTGATGTCTTGATTAGTGATTCCATATTGATTCCTGATAATGGATTTGATATTTTCTGTTCCATTTCCTCTTTTGTCATTTGGCTTTTGAAAAAACCCTCATCATTTATTGCACCTGCTATTTCATTAAATATATCACTATATGCTTTGTTGTTTTCTTCTTTATAATCATCTATAAATTCAAAAACTTCATCACTTGTTTTAAATGATTTTATTCCCGCTTCATCTTCTGCAAACGCATATATTATTTTTGCTAAAGCATCTAAATCATTTTCATTTACAGCTTTAAAATATAAATCTTCAAAATTCTTTCCCTTTAATATATTAGTTATATTTACTATTTTTCTTGTTGTAAATACTAAATTTATTGTTTTGTTTCTTGTTACTAATTCCATTTTTCTCTCCTTTGCAAAAGAGAGAAGGCTTTATTTTGTTGCCTTCTCTTTGTTAGTGTCTATTCCTATTTGTTCTGACACGACACTTACATCAGAACTAGGCTGTGGGAAAGCCGTCGCTTTCTTCCACATCACTATTTTTATATATTGTAACTGTCTCTTTTAAAAATTCTCCTACTGATACTTCTCCCATTGTAACAAACATTTGTCCTTTTAATGTTCTTACTAATGGTTGACTTCCTGATGGAGCAGTATGTGCTGGATTTTGGAAAAACCAGTACAAGTCTTTGTTCATTAAGTTTCTTAATTTTTTATGTTGCGTATGTGTAAAGTATATATCTAATTCAATATTAGATGCCTTTTTTATTCCTGGTACTGAAAATTCATAATCTAAATCCAATGCAGATCCAGTTACTGCATCTGGTGCTTCTTCTAATGCTGGCACTTTTTCAGTAAAAGCAATTTGTGTTCTTTCTCCTATTTTTGTTTCAGAATACCAAACTTTTACCCATTTACTTATGTCAGGCATTTGATCTGCAACCGTATTTGTGTCTTTTATTTCATTACTAGCCATTTTTAATTCCTCCTATTATCTTATAAAATCAAATGAGTTCATTATTGCATTATAAATGACCTCAAATGTTATTGTTATACCATATTTTTGCAATATAGAGTCGTATATTGCTTGGCTGGTATTTGTCCTTATAAAATTTAATTTTTGAAGTTTTGTACTAACTTCATCTGTCATTTGCATTGCTTGTCTTTGTTTTTCATTCCAACATGTTATAGATATTTGAAATGTAGACTTAATTGGAAATGCATTTTCTGTTTTATTCACAGATTTCAAAGGTGTGTGTAATTCTAAACAAGGAAATTTACTTGTTGTTGTTGGATTTGTTAATATTTGTTTATATTTTAATGTTTCTAGTTGTTCATATAATAAATCACTGAAATCTTTTATACTTAAATCTTTCATTGTCTGCATACCTCCTTTAACATCTGATCTAATTTTTCATTGATAATCTCTGCATTTTCATTTCTACTTTTAAATTCAGCATCTCCAAGGAAATGATTTGCCTTCATTCCATGAGCTATATAAAAGTCCATTCCTTGAATATTTACAACTGGATAAGGTAATGCTTTTTCAACCTTATTTACTGGAATAAACCATTTTGTGTAACCACTTTGAATGAAGTGTTTTGATTTTCCTACATGTTCCATCTCAGCATTAACACCTGTTCCAAAGTATTCAAAAAATAAATATGAGACTCCATTAGACATAAATTTAGAAGGATCTGCATAAACCCTTCCTTTTACCTCTTTAGTAGACATATCAACCATTTCAACTAATATACCTTCCTCGTTATGTCCTTTTTCTAATCTTATTGCATAGCCTCTAATATTATTTAAAACATCTTCTGTTATTTCTTTTGCTATCTCTGGTATCTTTTGAGTTATAGCTTCTATATTTTTAAAATTATGTTTTACTTTTATATTACAATTAAAATTAATCATTTTTGCATTTTCTCCAATATGTATAACATTGTACTACCTATTTTTAAAGCATCTTTTACATAATATTCTGGTGTAAAATCTTCTAGCTCCGATATATTTTCAAATGATATTCCATCACCTTTATTTATAAGATACTTTCTTGTAGTTCTTGCTTTATATCTACTATAGTCAACTTCTCCTGTTGATTTCCTATCGAGTTCATTTATATCCTGCTGAATATTTAAATAAGCTATACCAACATTACTTTCCTTTGCTAATTTATATACTTCTAGTTCATTCAAGTTTTTTAATGACATTTCATTTATTTCTTTTACCGACAAGCCTTTTCCTTTATATCTCCACTTTTTTTCTGTTTCTCCGATGGTCTTCTATTTCTTTATATTCTGATATGTAGACTTTTGTTAAATCTCGTAATAACATTACTTAATCCTCCTTAGCCCAGATTTTATAATGTCATTTCTTAACTTATCTATAATATCTTCAAATGATGCTGAAATAGAACCTTCATTTCGACTTCTTAAGCCCTCTGCACCCCTTGACAGATAGATTGCTTTAGTTGCTTTCTTAACATATGGAAATAATTTTTCGTCGTTTTTTTGTCTGTTAGAAATATCAGAGGCAATAGAACTAACTTCCTCTAATATTTCTTTCAAGACTTCTTCGTCGTCTTTGTAATTAGGTCCTAAATCAGCTATTATCTTTTCTATATTACTGGTTTCTGCCATTTCTATTGCCTCCTATTCTTAGACCATTGTAGCAATTGTTGCTATTCCTGCTTTTTTAGCCTTATTCGCTGAATCAACTTCAACAATTACTATTTTTTGTCCTGTTGTTGCTGTTATTTCGTCTGTTCCATTCCAAGCTGTATATCCAGATGTGCAAACAGCATCATATTCTGGCATTGTTGGATTTGTAGCAGTTTTATATTTGTAACTATTTCCAGATGTTAAAACTGGTGTAACGGTTATTTTTGTTTTTCCTGTTGAAGTACCTGCTACTGATGTTACAGTTAATTCAGCAAGTTTAGCATCTGTTACATAGAATATTGTATCTTCCATTAAAGCTTTTGTTCCTTTATATAAGAAATCTTCTAATGCTACAGCATCATCAAATGGTATTTTCTCTGCTCCATATTCTGATACATAAAATGGTTGAGCAATAGCTCCATCCATCATTACAACAGCTTTTACACCGTCTGGTAATCTTGTTGCTTCATAAACTCTAACAGAATCATACATACCAATTGCTTGTTCTTTTGGATCTGTTCCATTTGGTAAATCATCAAGGATTTTCTTCATTCCTTTTCTATATTCGCTATCTACTACAATAACTAATAAATCCGACTCTATACCATCAATAAAGTCATTCTTTAAAGTTCTTGCTTTTTGTAATAAAGTATCAATTGTATCTTGAATGTTATCTTTTGCAGGGATTTCTGTTCCTTTTAATACTTTTGCAAAGAACTCTCTATCTAGGTATCTTATGATAGCTGATTGATGATTTACTTTTCTTTTTTCAGCCATACCATCGATACCATAAAGTTTTACGTCTTTTCCTTGTAGTTCCTCTACAATTTCTTTATCTGTATCAATAACAACTTTTACTGGTTTAGCTTTTACTTTATCGCCTTTTCCAGCAGCTCTTGCAGTACCTTTATCTTTTAATTCTGCATTTACGAATCTTTTATATTCAATTACTCCACCTTCTGGATTTCCAGAACCATTTTTGGCTTTTATTTGTTCTGATACTGCTCTTGCAGCAACATTTTCTAGTACTCCACTTAATACTTGTTTTAAATTATCCTTTGTCTTGCCATCTTGTAGCATTATATTTAATGCTTCTTGTGTAATTTCTCCCATTTTTAATTCCTCCTATTTTTTAATAACTTGCTCTAGCTATTGATTTGCTTCTTTCATTATCAATGCCTAATTTTTGTGTTGGAGTATCTTCTTTTAATCTTTCATTCACTGCTTTTTCAACAGCCTTGTTAAAAGCGTTTGAAACTTCTTCAATTTTCGAATTAATTTCTTCTGCCTTAACTGTTTCAAAATTAAAGAAAGTCAATAAAGATATATCCAGCCCTTTGTCACTTGCTATTTTTGTTGCTTGTTCTTTTAATTTATAAGCATTTAATTCTGCAAGTGCTTTTTCTTTGTCTATTCTTTCTTTTTGTGCTTGATATTCAAGTTTTTGTTCTTTGTTCATCTTTGCTAGTTTTTCAGCTTCTGTTTTTTCACTATTCATTATTTCTTCCCAGTTTGCTTTAGCTGTGTTTATAGCCTTTTGAACTCTTTTGTCAAACTCTGCTTGATTTTTTCCGTCTTTTAAGAAATCATCAAACGTTACAGGATTGCTATTTGCTCCTGTATTATTTTGGTTATTTGCTCCCGCTGGTTCATTGTTTGCCCCAGTATTAGCATTATTTGGATTATTGTCTTGTCCTTCCATTTTTTACTCCTTTTGCCCCAGCCATTGCTTAAGCCCCAGCCATTGCGAATTTGTATTCTGTTGTTCTTTATAGCCTGCAATCAGTAAAAAGGCATAAAAAATAGATGTACGTCTACATCTAAAAATTATAATTATAAAATGTTATTAACTTATTTATTATCTTTATTTTTTGCTTTCATATATCCATCAGCAAAATTATATTTAACTACCCAAACAACTGGTCTAAATATTGTAATTATAGTAAATATGATCCAATACCAAGTAGGCATTTGTAATTTAATGCTTAACATTAAAACTAATAACCACATATTATTTTTCCTCCCTTGTTATTCCTTTTATTGCCCAAAACTGTGCTTCTTCTAGTTTAGTTAATGCTAATGATGTTTCTCTACTTGGTTTGCACTTTAAATCAATTTCATCATAGATAATTGAGAAACATTCTCTTATATGTTGTATTCTGTTGTTTTTTTCTTCATCTACTGCTAAATATTTTGCTCTATCGTTCATTTTTTCACCTTCTTTCCATAATAAAAGCACCTACTTTTTAGTAAGTGCTTAAAATATTGTTTTCTTTAATTTATTGTTTCTCATGCTTTCTTGTTCTTCTTTTATTAATTTTTCATACTCTTTTCGTATGTCATCAGGTGTGTTTTCTTTTAATTTTGTCCTATTTCCATTTTCGTCTTCTTCATCAGATAACCAATCTAACCATCTAGGATTCAGTATCATTTATATCATTCCTCTCATTATTTTTATGATTTCTCTACTTAATATACTTGCGTTTTTTCCATTTCTATAATAATCTGAAAATGCTTCTCCTATTGTCTCACTATATTTCGTTTTTGCATATTTAGAAATATTATTCCTTAATAAGTCTTGTGTCATTTTATCATTAACTCCTAAATTATTAAATGCTTTGGCTACAATTTCTTTTGTTGTTATATCATTATTCCAGTCTTTAATTATTAGATTTTTATCAGCATATCTGTTTTTAATTATTTCATATGTAACACAATGGCCTAATTCGTGATTTCCTAAATCCTCATACTTTGTATTTTTAGGATGAAATCCATTTTTTACATCATTTTGATATTGTTCTTTTACTATATTTTCATCTCCATAAAAGTTTCTACTTACTTCCATTATACATTTATTATCCTGTATATCTGGAGTTATATTTAATCCTCCATATGGATGTTCTATTACTCTTATTTCTTTTATTGCATTTTCTATTTGTGGAAAATCTTTATAAACTTTATTCATATTATTTAATGTTTTCAATAATGCTTCTTTATCCAATCCTTTTAATTTGGCTTTTTGAACATTATATTTATTTTTTACAATCTTTTCTAAATCACTATCAAAAATAGCATACTTCTTTTCTAGTTCATAATATGGTAAATACACAACATAACTTCTGCAATGGTGATAATGGTGCATTATTGTTGGAAGATTTAACCCCAAAACAAGTCCTCTACATCGTATCCTTTGCATTGTTAATTCTTTTTGTGTTTCTCCGCCAGTATCTATCAAATACATTTTCTTTATTGATATAAAACTCTTGTCCATCAAGGCTTTGGCACATCAACGTAGTTCTATCGTCCTCTACTGCAACAAATCTAACTTTTGCATTATCTTCTGCAACTGATTTTATTCCTTCAACTTTTGCTAAATTACTTAAACCTATTAATGTTAAATCCATATAGCCTGATATTTTGTCATTATTTATATTGAGCTTTTGATTATTTTGCTTGTTTATTATATTCTGATAAGTATTAGAATCAATTTCTATGTCTTTTTGTTGCATTATATCATAAATTACTTGTTTATACAATTGTTCTGCATTATACTTGATTATTATCTCGATGTATTGTTTTAAATTAAAGCCTGAATAATTAGGTTGGTCTAATAATGCAAGAAATAAGGTCATCGGAATTACTGATGACTTTTTCTTTTGATCAACTTCTTTTATTCCTTGTTGATAATAATAATTAACATCTTCGTACATTATTTGCTTTTCTTGTTCTTCAATCTTGATTTGTTCTTCTATATATGCACTATAAATAAGTAATTCAAGTATTTCACTATTCTTTACTCTTGTTCTTTTATAAATATTGTTTACTAATACAGCAAAATAATTATTATTTTTTAATAGTCCTTGTTCTTTCCACTGTTCTATATATGTATTTATTCTTTTCTTAGTTTTGTTGTCTGCTATGTTATAGATATTTTCTGTTGTGAAGTTAAATGTATCAAATAGTTCTTGAAGCTTATTTTGAGTTTGTCTGCTTGTCCTTTGATATATTATTTTCAGTTTTTGGATCTGTTGATCGTGATACTTCCATATTTCCACTTATATCACCTACTTTTCCATTAATATCTTTAGGTTGAGGCTTCTCTTCTATTTCTGCCATATTTTCTAAGGTTTTTTGAATATTCTCTTGGTTTTGCTTGTCCATTTCAGCAAGTTCTGACTCTGCATCTAATCCAAATGGTAAATGACTTATAATTGATTTGTCACTTACTAATCCTCTTAGTTTTAACCAAGCATTTGTAAGACTTTCTGTATCTGTAGGCAAATTACGAATTAATATAACATCTATATCTCTAAAATCATATTCTTTACCTTTTTTTAGATTTATTCTTGCTGTTATCATTTCCCACATTCTTAAATATTCTTTTCTAAATAAATGATGTGCTTGTTGTAACACTTGTTCTAAAGGAAAAAATTTCTTTTCTAAGGCTGCTGCATTGTCCGCATTTGTAAAACCTTGGTCGGTTACATTGGGAACTCCAGAAATCATAAGTGCCATGTCTAAGCATGTTTTTTTATGATTTTCTGATGCAGTATCATTTATATCCTTTATTATCCAATCAATGTCTCCATCTTTATCTGGAGTATAAAATACTTTTGCATTTAAAACAGCCTCATCTTCTTGTACTCTCGCAGGATTTACAGTCATTATTATATTACCTTGTTCATCTTTTTGTTCTTCTCCGTCCTCATTTAACAACGGAATTAACGGGTCATTTGTTGGTTCAAATCCTGTTACTTTTAATTTGGCATTATCATTATAATCAAAAATATTAGCATTATTTTCTATTACTTTTTCATTTTTGTTTATTAAAGTCATAACATTTTCAAAAAATGCCATTCCATAAGGATTCTCTACAGCAAAGCAAGGTAAATCAGTCCATCTTACTGGCTTGTTACTACCATCCACTTCTTCAAACTTATATTCAGCATTATCTGTAATAACCTTCTTTTCTATTCCATCAACAAATTGCTTTTTATAGTCTTTTGTTATTATTTCTAAATGTGTTTCAATTCCACCTGTTGCTGTGTTTTCATACCAGCATCTTAATAAACCTATTTTTGTGCTTGGTACATCATAATTCCATATAGCGACTGTGTTTAAACTTGAAACATTTGCATATACCTCTTCATTATATTTGTTTTCATATACTAATCCATAACAAGCTCCAGTTGTAATATAATCAAGTACACAGTCATAAAAAAAACTACCATTGTCATTATATTTTGCAATATAATCAATAATAGCTTGATAGTCTTCTGGATCATTTTTCTCTCCAAAAATCTTTTTAAATATTCTATTTAAAATTCCTTTTTGAGTTTCATTTATGTTCTTAACTTTAAATTGAGGCTCTTTTCCTCCAAAATATCCACTTGTAATAATACTTATATAATATTCAAGTGCAACAACAACATCTTTTTTGTCATATTTCCTTGTAAATCTATCTTGTAAGTATTTCCTGTGCATAAATATTGGCAATGCCTTTCCCCATAATATGCTTATGTTTTGGTTTATATTTTTTTCACTAAAAAAATCATCTTTATATTGTATTTTCTCTACAAAACTCATTTTTTTCTCCTTTACATTATACTATTGTATCCAAATTGTATTGTATTTGGTCTTGGATGTTCATATACTCCTGTTAAGCAATCCTCAGCATCGTCATGTTCATTTTTTCCAGTTCTTACATAATGTTTTAAGTGTTTAGCAAATTCTGGCCATTTATCTTCCCAATTTATAGGAAAATATATATTATTCATTACTCCTGTTGAATTACTCAATATTCTTGCAATTTTGTTTTCTCCTTGATGAAACCAATTTACTTTTGTGTGAGTGTTTTTTAACTGCTTTAATTCTTTTTGAACATTCCTTGCAAATCCTCTACCACCATTATTACTTTCTATATTTGCATTTCCAACATTATCTTTAGTTAGCATTTTTGCTACTGCTGGTTCTGTTACTTCCATTGGTTCTTGTGTAAAAATAACATCTAAGATATAGTATTCGTTATTATACATTTGATAATCTATGGAACACAAATAATCATCACCTTCATCTGCAGTATCTGTATAGTTCATAACATAATGTGCTGGTGGTAATTTTTCATAAGTTTTAAATAATGTATATAATCTATTCTTTACATCTATTGGCTCTTGTTGATAGTTAGCGTAAACAATGTCTTTATTCATATTCTTTGTTTTAAATTCATAATCTTCTTTGCTTAACACATCTTTACACAACATTGAGCCGTCTTCTTGGACTGCTTTGTAATTTATATGTCTTACATTAGAATAATTCTCTAATATATATCCTGCTAAATCATTACTAGACCATCTTGTCATAATAATTATTAATTTAAATCCATTTTCAGTTCTTGATAGCATTGTATTATTAAACCAATCTATATGATTTTTTAATGTATTTTCGTTATAGGCTTCTTTTGCATTTTTTATAAGGTCATCTATTATCATAATTGTACAGCCAAAACCTGTTGCAGTACCTGTTGGCGACGTTGCTAAATAATTTGATACTTTACTCCCAGCTAATGCCCACTTTTTTTGTGTTGCTTCACCATCTTTAATTTTTGTATTAGGAAATATATCATTATACACAATTACACCTTCTGTTTTTTCAGAGGCTATTGTGTCTCTTACTGATTTTGCAAATGAACTTGATAGATCTTCGTTGTATGATCCTGTCATTATTTTTTCATTTGGATTTGTTCCTAATACCCATTCTACAAATTTTCCAGCAGTTCTAGATTTACCGATGTCTAGGTGGCATATTAATTACGCATACTTTTTCATCGCTCTTATAAAAATCTTGTAATTGATAGCATAAATCTTTTAAAAATACTCGTTCTTCTTTATAAAAATCAGATGCGGTTAATTTGCAATACTCAAAAAAATCACGTCTAGCTAATTCTAAACGTGCTTGTTTTTTTATTTCTTCTCTTACATCATTATTCATTTAATATCTTTCTCAACTCTTCTGTTGACATTCCTGAAAATGGATTATTGGTATTAACATTACCATCAATCGTTACCTTTTCTTTAAACATTCCTAAATGTCTTCCTAGCAATTCAAGAGCTTTTGTTTTATCTAATAGTTTTACTTTTTGAGTATCTCCTATTTTTTCTCTGTCATCTCTATATCCTTCGTATTCTTCTAATGTTTCTAATGATGATATTGCCCCTGCAGTTTCACTATCCATATCAGCTATGTTTTTTAATTGTCCATTTTCTGTATATAGTTTTCTTATGTCTAAAAATGCTATTTTAGCCAGCTCTTTTATTACCATGTCTTGAGTTATTTCAGTTCTTTTTTCTCGTTCTTTCATTCTTTCTGATATGTATTCTTGAACCTTAGCATTTCTTAGTAATTTGCTGCCATTTACATTAGCCGTTTCATCTTTTTTACATCTCAAATAAGCAACCTTATATGCTCTTGTTGCATTAAGGTCTATTAAATACTCATCACAAAATCTTTTTTGTGCATCTGTCATATAAGATCACCTCTCTTTCTATTTAATCTTTATTTTTCTTCAAAATATTTATCTACTATCTCATGAATAATGTCATAAGAATTTGCTACTATATCAGCAACATCTTCTTCTGAATATTGTTTTTCGCAATGTGTTATATAATTATCTATATAGCAATGTGTTAGTTCATGAATTAAAGTTGATTTTTTTCTGTCTGCTGGTAGATCTTCATCAATATATATTTTTAAAGTATCACAATATGTAATCCCATAATATCTTGTGTCTACTGATTTTAGATTTTCATCTTCATTAGCTTTTCTTATGTTTTGCATATTCTTTATCGCTTGTTGAGATACTTCTGTTATTGTCCATTCTCTGTTGTTTATTTTAAATTTCATTGATTCCTCCTAAATTATTGATGTCATTGTTTTATGATTTTTTAAATAATCTTTTGCACTCCAATACTTAAGTCCTTTTTCTTTACATTTCTTTATATATTCTTCTGCTTTTTGTTTTGTCCATTTCATATTTCTAATTTCCTTCCCGCCGTTTTTACAATTGGTCTTTTATATCCTTCTAATTTCTTTTCTTGCTGATAATTTTCACATTTGGTATAAATTATATCTTCTGTTTCAAACACTTTTATTTTACAATTTGATTTATTTTTACAATTACTACAACATTGTTTTATATATTCATTTATTCTTTCTTCATTTTCCATAAACACCTCTTTCATTTAATAAACACCAAGTAATGATATGGTTATAGAATATTGCACCCTAGAACTAATCGGCTTATTCTTCGATACTATACCAGTTCTACTTTTTGCCAATCTGCTGTTTCTATGTTATATCACTACTTGCTATCTGTTATTTAACATAATAAAAGAGCTTACCACTTCTGATAAACTCTTGTGAATATTTTATTAATTTTTGTGTTGATTTTGCACATGTTCTATTTTATTTAATGTTCTTTCAGCTGATATTCTTGCATCTATATCAATTATAATTGCATAAATAAACGTAATTATCGCACCACACAAGAATGTATTTTGCTTAAATAATAATATAAATGACACAACTACATATATTATACAATATATAATTTCTCTGCTTACAAACTTTTTTAAATCTTTCTTTTTTATTTCTTCCAAGTGTCTTTCTCCTTTATATTAATTGCTACTCTACTACTTTCCAATCTTCTGCTAGCATATCAGCTTGACTGGCTAGCCAACCCAATTGTACTCCTGATGTTCCTACAAATGCTATTGCTTTATTTCCTATTGCATCATGTTCTGCATTTACTACTTCAGCATTAGTATTTTTATAACTGATATTAGTTGCAAGCTCTATATATTGATTTTTTCCATTCCAACCTTGTCTTTGTACTCTTTTCCCTCTTTTAAGATTTGATATTGCTTCTCCAAATGTAAATGTTTGAATGTTTAATTTTGCTTCATCTATGTCATCACAAATAATCCAGTTGTCTGCAACAATATTATCTAAATCTACAAATATATCTTCTGTTTCTAAAAAAGGGATTACACTTCCATCTTTACAATGCATTGTTATTGTTCCATTTTCTTTTACCCAATAACCTTTCCAGTGTTCTCTTTTTATTTTATGCCCTTGTTTTAATGCTTCATATGCTTTTTTAAATTCCATTTTTCCTATTCCTTTCAAAAAATAATAAAAAGAGCAGACATTTAAAACATCTACTCTTAAATTGTGGGTCTAATTATCTCTGTCTGAGACTTTTCCATAATACTATTATAGCACCGATTTTCAGTAAAAAACTGCCAAAATTATGCCAATTTTTTTAATTCTTTATTTACTTGTGTTATTAGCTCTGTTTTTTTTCTAAAATATGTTCTTTCTGACATCCCATTATTTATTAATTCCCACTTACTTTTGCTTTGTATGTATATCTTTTCAAATATGTTTTTACAATCTTCATCTACTAATTGTAATGCCATCTGTACTGCTTTTACTTCTTTTACTGCTCTTTTTAGTTCTTCATCCTCTTGTAGTTGTATCACACTATTTAAAACCATATCTGATTTTGAATATTTAGGCTTTGGCATCCCATCCATATTCAATCCACTTATGCTCATTATATCTTCTCTTATAGACATTATCTTAATACAATTATAATTATATCTCTTTAAGCAATTTACTGCTTGTCTGTATTCTTGATTTTCTAATCTCATTAGTACCTCCTATATCTTGATATTTTGTAATCTTATATCACTTTGGGGTGGTTTTACTACTTCTTTTACTAATCCTAAATCATATCTTTGAAATGTCTCTTTTACTCCTGTTATCATGTCCTGATATAATATGAAATTAGGATATTCTTTTACAAATATGTACTCATGATTATTTTTACTTATTATTTTGGGTATTCTCATTTGTATCACTCCGCTTCTTTTTATATTTTTAGTTATACAAATTAATCATTATTTTCTATTAATTCTATGTCTTTTATTAATTTTGTACCAAAATCTTTATAAGTTTCATATCCACCTTTATGCCCTGATATTATCCAAAGCTCTTTATACATGTTACTTTTCAATTTTTCTACTAGCTCATTATCTGTTATGTAACAATAAAAAGTATCTTTTTCAATATTATAATTTGTAATGATACCATTTTGTGTAGGAGTATTAGTTAAATACTCAACCTCTACTTTGTAATATGTTTTCAATAAATCCTGTTCTTGTGTTACTGCTGTTATTCTTGCTTTATCTCTATCATTGCTTTCTATGTAATTTATATATCCATGTACACTCCCAATGATTATTGGCATTACAAATAACATTATTAAAAAACCAAATACTCCTAATACTCCAAATGTACTATAATTTTCTTCTGCTTGATGCCAACACACTCCTATTAAAATTAATATTACTATTTCTATAAATATAGTTAAAACTATCATCTATTTTTCCTCCTTTACTCTATCTTCAAAATATTGTTTTATTTGCTCTTTATATGTTTTTATATCTTCTATACAATTTACCTTATATGAAAATGCAATTTTTTCTGACATTAAGTCTATTTGTTTGTCTTTTTCTTTTAATAAATCCAATATTTCTTGTATATCATCAGTCTTTTCATTATTTTTGTAATCTACATAAATTTCTGTATTTTTATTTAGTTCTAATCTTTTTATTGCTAATTTTTGTTTATCTGTCATGGATTTTCTCCTTTCATTTTATCTAAATATGTACACCCTACTGCATATGCAGCCCAGATATCTGCTTTAAAACCATAAAACCAACCTGGATTCTTCTTAGTTCCAACTACACCAAATCTATCTATTAATGCTTGTCTAATGTTGCTATCTTTAGCTTTCATAGAATGACACAAGTTCATTTTTTCTTCTTTTCTGTATATAAATTTATAATCTTTATCGTATGCCTCTATAAATCTTCCAATCCATACACAAGTATCAAAAACTTCTTTTCCAACTGGCATTCCATAACTTGCTATCATTTCAATAACCATTGTATAGTAATTAACACTATTAGATAACTGGTCATATATTATATTTAATAATCTTTCATTTTTTACTTTTCCAAACTCTTCTGGCTCATATGTTTCTTCATTGATAAAACAATATGCACTTTCTATATTGCCTGGATCTATCGCTAGTATTTTCATATTCTCATTTGCTCTCCTAAATCTATATTTTTTTTAATCGGCTTTTCTGAGTATTCACATTCTTCTACTCCAGCAAAATTAATATCTTCTAATCTCATACAGCCGACCGCATTTTATACATTCACATTTCAATTCTGGATAATTGTATTTCATTCTCTACTCCTTAAAATTATACTGATTAAATTCAACTGATATTTTCTCCATGAACTTATCCCATGTTTTTGATGTCTTTATGTATCTTCTTACTCTTTCTAGTGTATCTTTTTCACCCTGCATCATTCCAGCCATATATACACAGACACATAATAAAATTATTAATACTACTTTAAACATTGTTTATCCTCTTTCTTCCTTGCTCTGTTATTTGATACACTACTTCCTTGCAGTGTGTTTCTATGTCTAATTCTTTTCCAACTATACATACTTGTCTTTTCTCTAATAATGCTGTTAATCTTGGTCTTGCATGGTTGTAGTCTATCTCTTTTGTATATCCTCGGTATGCCATATATCTCGCTACTTGTTTGGCTGTTAGTTCTTTATATTCACTAAGTATTTTTAATACTTGTATTTCTCTTTTCGTTTTCTCTACTTTTTCGTTTGCTTCTCTTCTTGTTTCTTCACTAACTTGATTCATTTGTTTCACTCTCCTTAAAATTTCTAAAAACATTTTTATTTGTGTATAAATTTACAAAAGGATCATTTATGTAATGCCCATCTCTACTAATTGTCATTCTTGCTCTTACATCTGCTACTTTAGGCATATACACAACTTCTTTTATGGTTTTATTTATAGCCTTTTCAAATTCAGATTTATCTTCATTTCTAAATTCTTCATACCATAACATCATTTCTTCTCTTGAAAAAATTTTATTATATGCTATTTGTAATCTAGCAATTTGATTTTTAAACTCTTCCTTGTTCATTTAAAAGTCCACCACCTTGCTTGTGTCTTGCTTTTGATTTTTAAACCCACTTTCCTCTGCTTGTATTTTTTCTACAGAATCTATCTTTCTTTTTACATAGTCCTGCAGTATCGTATTCGCATAATTCCAGTTAGGACATTTAATTCCTGACGTTTTCGACAGTACATAATCTATAACTTCAAACGGCAACTCATCAAGATATTTTATACATTCACTAATAGCATTTATATTAAAAGAATTTAAACATTCAATAAATCGTTGTTGTAATTTTTCTTCTTTTTCTTTTTTTAATAATAAATCATTATCTATATCTTCTTCATTATCTTCTTCATCTTCTTTATCATCATCGGGTTTTTTGGCATCCATTTGGTTTGCACTAAAACCATTCGCTTTTAAATTATCCTTTTGGTTTTTTCTAGGTCTGCCACCTTTTTTGGCGTTCTCTCTATTTTTTTCACATCTAGCTTCATATTTTTCTCTGTCTCTATCTAGTTGTGTTTTTATAAAAGAGAAAGCCATTTTTACTATTCCATTTAATTGTGGTATTTCTCTAGTTTTTTCATACTTGATTATTGCTCTCATAAGTTGACCTATTTGTTCATCTGTTAGCAAATTGAATTGTTCTTCATAATCTAAATATATTAAAAAACTGCTTTTATCCATTTGCTTTCTCCTTTCGTAAAATATTAGGGTAGATGTTAAGTCTACCCTAGTTGTCTAATATTCTTTATCTTTTTCATATTCAACACTAATTTTTGTTTTCCAATTACTGTCTAAATTATCTAAATTATTGCTTATAAATGCATCTACAAATTTGTCCAATGTTGCTCTTTTATTTAACTCTCTTCTGATAATCTCTTGCATTTTAGTTCTTTTTTCTTCCACCAACTTTTTCATTTCTTCTTTAACTATTTCTCTAATTATGTTGTTTACATACACTTCCAGAAGAGTGTATCTGTTGTCACTACTATAACTACTTATTCTTCCTTCTTTATCTACTTTTGTTTCTAATACTGCTTTTACTAGACCATTAACAATTTTATCTTTGTCTAGAGTCTCCGCAATTCCTGTCATTACAATACTTTTTACAGCTTCATTTAAATAGTTATTGTCTACATTCAAATCAATTCCTACTATATTTCCCATTTCTATTTCCTCCTAATTTAATCTTTTAATCCTATTACTGAACCTATTGCTATGCCTAACCATGCAATAAGTCCTCCTACTTCGCAAAATATTATTCTTGCTATTCCTAAAGCTATTCCTAATCCATTTATTGGATTTATTGAATTAATTATTTGTACTATTCCTCCTACAAACATTAACCATACTCCTACATATATTCCTAGTGCAATTCCTACAATTGCTATTAAAATTCCTATAACTTTTTTCATTTTTTCCTCCTAATATTTTTTATAAATAACTTTGTCCAAATATTTGTATAAAGTTTTCTGTTTTATAGTGTTTTTTGAACTCTTTTTGTGCAACTTTATGCAGTTTATCTTGCAAAGTTTTATCATTTGTCACTAAATTATGACATTTTCTACAAATTGGTATTACTAATCCATATTTCATACTAACTTGTCTATTTTTTCCTTCTAGTAATTCGTGTAAATCATCTTTTGGAATATTTTTCATCCCTTTTTTAGTGCATATATAACAATGTTCTAAATCTTTTGTTATTATGCTAAATCTATTTCTTTCTAATTTTGCTAATTTACTACTTTTTTGTTTTATTCGACTACTTTCAGCTTTCCTTTTGTCTTTTCGACCACTCTCTTTTGGCACTGGGTGAAAACTCTGACTTAAATCAGTTACTATCATTTCTTGTCCCACTCTTTTAACAAACTTTCTATCTCTTTATCACTTTTGGTTTCTATATTCAAACTTTTTGCTAGTTCAACTAATAAATTTATTAATAAACTCATTTCTTTGCTATCATAAGTTGAACTACCATAATAACAATGTACTTTTACACATTTATCTTTTCTACTTACTTCTTGAACTAAAAATCCAAGCCCCTGTCTTTGCCATATTCTTTTAAAATTTTCAAATGCTTTTTCTTCAATTATCATTGGTTCAAATGTTCCAATTTGCAATATTCCATCTTGATATATCTTTTCTTTCGTTATAATTGTTTCATCTTTACTTAATTCTTTTGCTATCTCATCACATAACACCCAGCAATATGCATTACTATCTAAACTTCTTTTTTGCTTATATTCTTTTAATTCGAATTGCTTATCTTTTGCTTGTTCTAGCAAATAAGTTATTATTTTATTACTTGTTCCTACCATATTTTTACCTTTCTATATGTTGATGCATGAATACATATTCTGAATTTTTTCCCATGTTATTTAATAAAAATTCAACACATTGTTCTTCACTTAAATGAGTATCTTTTACTCTCCATTCATAAGTAAAATCACCTTGTAATTGTTTTTGTTTTATTCTTTCTTCAAGTTCATTTTCTTTATAATTTGCTTCAACAAGATATAAATCATAATTTTTAGCACTTATTCCTTCAATAGTTTTAGTATCTGTCATATAGATTACTTTATAATCATCAAACAGTATTCTATAACCACATTGAGGTACATCATGGTATAATTTAATTGCTACAATTTTAAAAAGCTTATAATCGTATTTCGTGCCAATTTGAAGTATGTCTATATTCCTTCTTTCAACTCCACATTCAAGTAATGGCTGTAGCAACCATTCGCAACAGGCAAATCTTAAAGTTGGTCTTTCTTGTGCTAATCTTTTTATTGTTGACCTGTTAAAGTGGTCCTGGTGCACATGAGTTAACAAAACTATTTTTAATTGCTTATAATACTTTTCTAATTTTTTAAAAGTAACTCCACAATCTATTAAAATTATGTCTCTTATTATTGTTGCATTTCCTGTACTACAACTAGATATAATTTTATAATTCATTCATTGATACCTCTTTTGTTTCTGTTGAATTTGAAATTGTTGTTTTTGCTTGTTTCTCTTGTTCATTATCTTCTTGCTGTTGAATTATTGCATCAACTGGCTCTGTTTCATTATCCACATAATCATACGTTCCATCTGTATTTATTGCTGCCATATCTCTTTCTACTGCCTGTTGCATTTCTATGCTCATAATTCCCCATTTTGAAATTAATTGTCTAAGCATTGTTTTGAATGCCATTCCGTCAAAATCTTTTTCCCAAAATGTATATCCTTTATGTGCTGAATATCCTTTTGAATACTTTAATGCATGTTTGTGCATTTTTGATTTTGACCAATATAAAGATTTCTTAAATCCATTTGTGTATTCAAACATTGCATAATATCCTATTGTCTCTGCATTTTCTCTTTCTTCTTCATCATCAATTAAATTTACTTCAATCTCTTCATTTAAAGCATCATATTTAATCAATTCACCTTTCTTTATAGCCAATACATTCAACTTTTTATATTGTCCAGAACGAATTGCTAGTTGAATATATCCTTTATATCCTAGTTGGAATTGTGCCACTTTAATTTGATATGAACTTCCATCTACATCCTTTATAGTTTTATTAAATGGCACTAAGTAATATTGACCTAGTTGTGGACTTGGACTTAAATTTAAACTTTCTCCCAACAATGCTCCACTTAATATTGTTCCGGCATCACATTGTTGCAAATCCTGATTTGTTGCTACAGCACTTGATATACTTGCAATAAATCTTGTTGCTCTGTCTTTGTCTCCTAATGTCTGATTTATCAAGTTCTTATATGTATCTTTTTGTATTTCTATACTAAACTTTTTTGGTTGTAATGTTTGTAAATTACTCATAATCATATCCTCCATTTTCTAAAAATTGTTTTAATTCTCTTAATTTTGTTCTTGTTCCTCTTACTGCAAATCTTAATGTTAAAATTTCTTCTTGTTTTTCTTCTATGACTGGTGCTTGTAAAATTGTTTCTTCAGTCTTAGGAATAAAATTCTCTAATGCTTGTCTAGTTGCTTCTGTTTGAGCTCTTATACTTTCATCTGCTCTTCTTTGAGCTTCTTCTAATTGTTTTCTTTTTAATTCTTCTTGTCTCTTCTTTTTTTCTTCTTCAATAGCTTTAAACCTATTTGTTACACTTGTTATTGCTTGTGATACATTTAATGATTGTTTATATTCAACTAATATTTCTGTTTTGTGTTCTTGTGTATCAATTAGTTTTAAATCATCTACTATTTTGTCTATAAATTGTTTTGCTTGTTCTTTTAAACTCTTTCTACTTGCTGATAATGTTACATTTATTCTTGCTTGTGAATATGTAACAAAATCAATATTATTAGCCTTTTTATATTCTTCAAAATAATCTTTTATTTCTTGTTCTTTTATGTTCTTTAATTCATTTTCTGTTGAATCTATCTTTTCTTTTAAATCATTGTCAGCACTTTTATATTTATCTGATATATACATCTTGTAAATTTCTTCAAATTGCATATATGGTGCTAATATTTGCTCTTTTACTATCTTTCTTTGGTTTTCTACTTCTTTAAATTCTTTATTTAAACTTGCTCTTATTTGTTTTATTGTTGTTACATTCTCTTCTGTGCAAACCAAACTTTTGGCATTTTCAACTTTTTGTTCTACCTCTAATGAAAGTTCTTTTAGATGTTCCTCAATTTGAGGTAATTGCTTTACTACTATTAAATCTTGCATTTTTCCCTCCTATAATCTACTTCTTTCAAATTCAATATTCATTTCTCTATCTTCTGCTTCTTGCTGTTCCTCTAATTGCTCTGAAACCTTATCAAGCTCTGCTTGTACTTCTCCTTTTATTCCATTCAATTGTTCTATATAAGTAACATCTTCTATTTTATTTACTAGATCTTCTATTCCAGCAACTAATTCTGATAATTCTTCATATTTATCATTTAAATCCATAATTTTTCTCCTTTGACAATTCTCTTTAAATGTGCTATTATATTTAAAGAGAATGTTTATATAAATGTTTTTGTTGAGTTAACAAATTGATTGGTAGTCGCTTGTTAGCTCTATTATTTTGTTTTTAATAGCTTGATTATTGTCATATTGATTACATGTCATTAAGTCGTTTATTCTTTTTAGTGTATCTTTTAGCTCATCAATTTCGCATCTCAATTCTGAGTTTTCTATTTTTGCTTCTTTGTTTTCTTCTAAAATTAATAAGTTGTTATGTCTTTCTTCTTTTAATCTGTCATTTTTTTGTTTTAATTCTCTTGCTAATTCAATACATCTCTTATTTAATATGTCTATTTCTTTTTGTTTTCTAAAAAACATAATTAATTATCCTTTCCTAATTCTTCTAATTTTTTTAATACTTTTTCTAAATTTTCTTCTGTCAATTCTGTAGTAAATTTCATTATTGGTATATTATCTTCATTTTCTTTCCAACCATTTTCATAATAAAAAATTTCAACTTTATTTATATGTCCCAGAAAATTAAAGAAAAAATCATGTTTCGTATTTTTGTTTAATTGATATACTTTTGTAATTACTTTTTGCAATAATTCTTCCATCTTTATCACCTCAATTCTTAAAAATCTATGGAACTACTATTTCTACTAAAAGTCCCACTAAAACTGGTAATCCTGCCCACATAAATACAAATGTCATTCCTACTGCAAATGTTGCTATCTTTTGTTTCATCATTCTCACCTTCTTTCTAATTAAATATATTTGTTCCAGCTGTCTGTAAAATTTCTTTAAACTTGTCATTTTCTATACAATATCCTCCAAAATTTGTTCCATATTTTTTGCAAAACTGTGTTGCTGTATTTAGATTAACTCTATATTTTTCTGCAATTTCTTTCGCATAAATCAACTTCGGTAACTTTTCCTCTTTTTTTATATCTTCTAAATTTTGATTTATATTTTTTAAAATTTCTAATACTTGGTCTGGCATTTTGGTTAGTTCTTTTATTTTTTCTTCCATCTCTTCACTTCCCTTCTTCTTGTACCTTGTCGCAATTTCGTTTTTTTGTAACTTATAAAGTTACTTATAATGTAAAAAAAATATTATCAATTTCTTTTGGACTTAAATTATATCTTTCTTTTATATCAGCGATTTCATTTCTTGTAAATTCTGCTTTTCCATTTATTTTGGCTGATAATGTTGTCTCAGACATATTCAATGCTTTTGATAATGTTATTCCTGTATCATTATTTGCAATCATTTTTATTCTTAATGCTGTTTTATTCATAATTACACCTCTTTTCTTTTTTGTAACTTTTTAAGTTACTCGTATATTATCATTAATTAAATAACTTGTCAAGTTATTTTTTAAAATTTTTTTGATTTTTTTTAAATTATTTTAAATATTTTTTGTAAATATATTGATTTAAGTAACTTTATATGTTATTATAGCATTATAATATTATATTACAGAGGTTTTTATT